TTTTAGTATTTTAAGGTGGTAAGTAATACGAGACTTAGTTGCTGAAAACTCTTGTGCAATATCCTTGACATAACAAGCGCCTTTATGCTTAATATGCCTGATGATTAAATATCGAATATGCATATCAATTACAGATCGTTGTGCAAGATGTGCCATTACAGCAGGTATTGCAAATGGTTGTTTTCCCTCCAGACATAAATATCTGGGTTGTGCAGGCAGCGTAGGCGGCTGTGACTGCAAACGTTAAGGCGATTCCTAATGCTAATCGTTTCATAGGTGTTGATCCTTAAAATATATCACTTGGTCGATAAAGTGGCTAAATTCGTCTACTGTTAACTCTGTTGTGCTCGGCTCTGCTTCAGTCACCAACCCGAACGGCATCTCTATTACTCTGCCAGGTAGGAACCTTTCTTTAAAATACCTGTGCCAGACCTGTGGCGTAAACTGCTTGCCATCTAGCCAGACTGACTCTGCCACCTCGTGCACAGCCGCCCAATACAGCGCGTTCTGCTCTAGGCTACGGCTTGGCTTTCTTATCTCTACCACATGGCCATCTGGCGCTTGTGATACCATTTCGATTGCACGAGACCTGTCTTCGTTGAGGCGGAGTATTGTCCGCTCCATTAGCCTTTACCTTTAATGCCAGATGCTAACGAGCGCTCAACTTTTTCTTTATTCCACAATTGATAGTTAATTTTGAACGTTCTGCGCTTGTTGTCGTCTATCTCAAATCCCCTTTGCGAGTTCGGTTTAAAGATATTGGCATCAGTAACGCTATACATCTGTCTGTCCATTTGGCTTTTAAAGGCGATGGGGTCTATGTCTATCAGCTCTAGCCACGGGCCACCGTGCTCGTAGATAAACTCAAAGGCTGAAGCCACGTCCTCCTGTAGCTTTAACCCGTGCTCGGTATCCAAAGGCGGTAGAAAGGTATCTGCAACAGCGGAAGCAACAACAGCAGCTATTAGCTTTTCATAGGCTCGGATATCATCCATTTTCGATAGCCATCAGCAACAAGATTACCCACCCTAAGATGATAAAGAAACTAGCGCAGGCAATGTATTTCATATTATGTCTCCAAGTTTTCGGGGAATAAATGTTTGATCGCATTCGTTAACAGCTTGCACTCTGCCTGCATCTCCAAAGAAGTTTCGTGGGCCTGATCTATGTTGTTTTTCAGCAACTGCTTTTTCATCCGGTTCATCAGGGCAGTTAGTGTCAGTGTGTGTGTGCTGTAGTCGATCATGTTCCACTTCTATCAGTTTGTTGAGATAGTGCAAGGCTTTCTCCAGATCCTGCACCCCATTCTTTTTGCGGTAGCGGGTGACGTACTTAATTATGTTGCCTTCCAAGAAACCCAGATCATGGGACAGGATGTAGTCCCAAGTCTGGATAGCCGATTGGTAGTGGTTGCCACCAACCTGTTTTTCGTTCGCTGGCATCAGAAAGGCACGTCAGAATCTATATCAGCCACATTTCTAGGCGATGATTTAGGCTCGTACTCTTTTGGCTCTGTCAGCGTAAACCAACCATCAGACCCGACTGGGACAGCTTCTAGCTTCATGGCCAGCCCGCCGTTCTTGGTCTCCATCACAACCCCACACTTTAGCCACCGTTTCTTTTCCTCACCCTGCTTGTTTGTGTAGGTTCCGGTGCTTGCGATCACTTCGTACTTAACGCTCATTTGTCATTCCTTTTGGTTAACGATTCGACTTTATTGTCTACTTCTTGCAAAAACTTACTAACCTCATCTTCCATGATTTTGATGTACTTGTCATCGCGGTTTACCCTAACAATCAACAACTCCAATCCGTCCGGTAGTCTAGGGTCAAACGAGACAAAGTCACACCACTTGCGCCCAGTCACAGCCATCTGTGCTTGCATCTGGATAAAGTACTTTTTCGGTGGCGCGTCTGTTTCTAGGTACTCTAGGTGTGTAGCCGTGTTAGGACACTTTATCTCTATCAACCCTTCGTCACCCACCAAACCGTCTGGGCTACACCCAAAGTTAACAATACTGGGGTGGTCTACAAACGCTATCTGCTCAACAAAATCACATGTTGTGACCTCATATGCAGCTCTGGCTTGAGGCTCTGTGTCTACACCCCACTGCATAGCTGAACTACTAAACCCTGCTGTCTTTTGCTGGGTTAAGCGTTCTACCACTAAATCAGCTTTGTAGTTCTTACGGCTAGCTGACTCCCCATCCCTGCCTTTGGATAGCACATCTGCGACACGGGAAGCTGTCACCTTCCCGGATCTAACGGCAAACCACTCTGGGCTACCTTGTATGATCTCACCCATCCATAAGTTCCTTTTTACGGGCATCCTTAGCGGCGTTAATCTTGCCTAGTGCTGTCTTGTCCGTCTTAAACATGGAATAGGCGGCAGTAAACTGGGCTTTAAGCGCATCTAGCGACTCGGCTGACATAACACCCTTGATCGCCACAGAAACGTCCTGTGGCTCTCCTACGTTGGTCGCGTCGGCATCCTTAGTGTCGTCAATCAAGAACAAACCGTTTAGCGCATACTTACGAGCATAGCTACTAGCCGCACCAGTTATCTGGGATTCATCCATTCCTTTCTTGGTTTCTGCTTCACGAGCGTATGCAGTGACTGTAATGTTATTTTCACCATCAACAAATGTCGCCTCAGCCTCTACATAAACACGACCACCAACTTCTCGGATGGTATCGCTCAGGGTAACCACAGCACCGTCTAGCAGAGGTTTAACGGCTTCCAGAATATCCTCGCAAGAACGGTAACGGTAGCCACCAAACTTGTTCATTTGACCTTTGGGTGCTTTCAGCGACTTTTGGATAGCCTCTAGTTTTTTATACACACTCATCTTCGCGCTCCTTAACACGCTGGATGTGACCCTCAACCATATCTAGGAGCTTGTTCATATCCTCATCTGAGGAGTGGTAAGACTCAGCAATGTGGACGATCAGACGCTCTACTAGCACAGGGTCACAAAAGTAGTTAATCCACCACTCTTTGTCACCCTGTGGAAAACTGTCTGAACCAGCTAGTGCCGACATTGTCTGGCAAATTTTTTGAATATTCATAATACGATCCATCCTATGGTCACGAAGGTTACGATGGCTACTGTAACTGCTGCGCAGATTGCGTAAATTGTGTGGTCGTACATTTGTTTCTCCTGGTTAGAAACTACATTGTGTTCGTTTGTGTTGCTGTTGTGTATAGGTGTTTTCCCTAATTGTCAAAACTCAAATTCTTTCAACTCAAACCGATTGCTTTTGTTTTTCCACCAGCCATGTACAAGCACACGCCAGCCAGAGCGCAACATCTCAGGCAATGCCTCGCTGTCCTCAATCTTGTGTATCCTGGAAGACATATTGGACTTACTGGTAACTTGGATAGCTAAGGTCTCACCGTTGCCGATAGCCAACAGATCAATGCAACCAAACAAGTCGTGCTTGCGTTTTGTAAAATAGTTGTACGTCTCAACAGTGGCGACCATATAGCCCTGTTGTCGGAGGTGCTTGGTGGTTCTAAGAGTAAGCGTCATCTGTATGTACCTTACATTGTTCGGTCAAACGGACTTGAGTCAAACGGATAACCGTTATGGCCATCAAAGTCATAACACCATTCGCCACACATATCTGTATCTACTGAAACTGGCTGAGTACACAAATGAAGCAATTCTGATTCAAACATACATCCTTTATTGATTAGGTTATGAAGTATTACGGGCGGGTATCGTCTACAGCGGCCTTCTTCACCTCCGGCGTAACACCAATGCTTGCAGTTTGAACAGGTTTTATCCATTTAACACCTCGGTATATAACTTAATTTGAATTAGTGATAGCTTTTCACCAGCCTCGTGGCGTTTCTTTAGCTTCTTAGCCCAGAATACCGTTTAGCAATATCCACACCGTACACTATAGCCAGCTTTAGAAACAGTTTGTCTATCCACTCAAGCGGTAGCATTGTTCTTCTCCTTTAATTTAGCCTCAACAGCACGAGCGAAGAGATGGCAGTGAGCATCAGACTGGGGGTCGCAGTAGATGAAGGCTATCTCGTCGTCTGTGAGCCCGACCCATTCGCGATCAACTTCATACTCCCTAATTGCTTCTCTTAAAGCGTCTATGGCTTTAAAAGCGGTTATGGCTTTAGCTTCCTGCACATCAGGAACCCACGTATTCTTAAGCGCGGCGATGGCTTGTTGCATTGCTTCAATAATCATCTCTATCTCCCTCAAAAACGCTTTCAGGTAAATCGGTGTTTACCGTCACTTTGGGGCGTGTACGTACATCATTTGGTACGCTGGCTAACCTGCTCTGTAGCATGAGTGCTATTTGTCCGGACAGTGACCGATGCTCAGACACGGCTAAGGCGGAAATCTGTGCTTTCATGTCAGCAGTCATGCGAATGTTTACAAATACGTCTTTCATCTGTTGCATCCCAAAAACACTTCTTTTACATTGCTTGAGATTGAAATTAGCTTAGACTGTGAGCCGATACGCT